TTTGATCTATCAGATTCTTCTCTTTCTTATGTAAATCAGGCAAATTCTTATTCTGCTTTTAGTTTGGAATTTTATAAAGATTCAAACTTTACTGAGATATTTGATTCGTCAAAAGAAACTAACGTATTCGAAATTCAAAGATTTGGTGCGGTAGGTGTCAGTAGTGATGCAAGAGTAGTTCTTTCTGTCAACGAATATCTCCCAGAAAAACTTTATTACACTTTAGTTCCAGTCTACAATAACACATTGCCAATTGAAAAAGAAGAAATAAACATAGATTCTTCAGTATTTTCAAATAACGAAATTCAAATAAAGGTGAGTTTTTATAATGGACAGTATCCAATAACAATTGCTTCGACAAATTCGTTTACATATAATTTAACAAAAACTCCAGAATCTATTTTATATGCATCAAGTACTTCCATATTAAATTATGATACAAACTCTTTATATGCATATGGGCCAATCTCAAAACTTGAAATTGAAAATAAGGGACAAAATTATTATTCATTACCATCAATAACAAGTATAAATTCTGGAATTGGAACGGGGGCTTTATTTGAGACATCTAGCACATCAATAGGAAAAATTAAAAAAACAAAAATTAAAGATATTGGATTTGATTTCCCATCAGATTTTACAATCAGACCAAGTGTTTCTCTTCCACAGATTGCAAAGATAGAACCTTTAGCTTCATTTGAATCTATTGGAATCAGTTCTTTTGGTAGAGGTTATAATTCTGAACCAAAATTACTTGTTTTTGATGGAAAAACCAATCAAATAGTTCCAGAAGTTGATTTAAGATATAATCTTGGTGATACTCAAGTAACTATCCTAAGAAATTCTTATGGTTTATATAATTTAACTCCTACGATTTTGCCAGTACAAAATTCAAATGGTGTCGGTATTAGTTCTGTTGGATTTAATACTACAACAAATGACGTAACAGTTACGCTTTCTGTTGGGTTTAGTACTGCAGATTCATTCCCATTTGCAGTCAATGATAAAGTTTTAGTTGAAAATATTAGTGTTGGTGTTAATTCCACTGCTAAAGGATATAACTCTTCTGATTATGATTATCAATTATTTACGATTAACTATGTTGATGCAAACCTTGGCGGAAACAATGCTACTGTTAGATATAGCTTAAATGAATTATTAGATGCTGGAGAAATTCCAGGAACATATGATTCATCAAATTCTTCAGGAAGAATCATTCCTCAAAAATATTTCCCCATTTTTAATCCAGTTCTCAAAAAGAATGATTTTCTTATTGGAGAAAATGTCAAATCAAATTCTGCAAGTGGTTATGTTGTTGATTGGGATTCCAAAATAAATGATTTAAAAATAGGTTCTAAAGATGATTTTGTTACTGGAGAAATTCTTGAGGGATTAACATCAAAAACTCAGGGTATTATTTCTTCCATCAAAAAATTTGATTCTTTCTTCAAATTAAATTCAAAATCAACTGTCGAAAAAGGTTGGCAAATTGATGCTGGATTTTTAAATGAAAATTCTCAAAGAATTCAAGATAATGATTACTATCAAAATTTCTCATATTCATTAAAATCCAGAGTAGACTATGATACTTGGAAAGATGTAGTAGGCACATTAAACCATACTCTTGGATTCAAAAAGTTTGCAGATTATCAGTTGGAATCTTCTTTACCACAATCGAATGCAAATTCAATGGTGGTTGGACTTTCAACTTATCTAACATCAGTTGAACTTGTAAACGATATCATCGGTGTTGTGGATTTGAATTGTGTTTATGATTTTGATTTGGTCAGTGAAAATGCGCTTAATATTGGATCGTCAACATTTTCAGATGAAATAACATTTTCTAGTAGAGTTCTAACTGATTATTTTGAATCTGTTGGCAATAGAGTTTTATCTATTGACGATATTAGTTCACAATTTAACAGCAGCCCAAGAACAACAAGATTTAGTGAAGTTCATAGATTTGATCTTACAGATGCAAGATCGCAGAAGTATATTACATATGTTACTGATAAAAGATATACTGCACAAAGGCAGATAATGCTTTTAACGCTTTTACATGATGATGCTCTTGGTTATATTAATCAGTATGGTAGAGTTGAATCTACTTATGATCAAGGATCATTTGAGTTTGGTATTGAAGGAACTGAGGGTGTTATCTTTTTCTATCCAACAAAATATAGTGTAAATGATTATGATGTAACTACATTAACATACAATTTAAAAGATAGTCTTATTGGCACAGGTACTTCTAGTTTTGGTGGCATTGTTGATATAAAAACAAGTAGTGTCAGTGTTTCTTCTGGCGCAACTACAATTGTTGGAATTGCAAGTACTTATAGGTCTGCAAAAGTTTTGGTTGAAATTACAGGATCAAATGGTGATTATCAATTTGATGAACTGAGCGTTTTGCATGATGGAACAAATGTAGAATATATTGATTATGGGCAACTAACAACAATATCCCAGAACATATATTCTAATTCTGGACTTGGCACTTATTATCCATATCTTTCTGGATCACAATTAAAAATTGATTTTACTCCAAATGTTGGAATAGCTGCAACGATTAATACAATTCAAGTTGCTATTGGTAACACTTTAACCTCTGGCATTGGCACTTTTGATATGAAACATGCAAGATTACAAGCAACATCAACATCAATAGCTTCATCAACATCGCCCGCTGCTGCAGTAATTGCAGAATATTCTAATGAGTATGATTGTTTATATGGAATACTTCAAGTTTCTGATACAACGAATAATAGACATCAATTATCAGAAATTATTGTTTTAGATGATGGAACAGAAACTTACATTACTGAATATGCAAATATTGAAACTTTTGCTGGACTTGGAACTGTAGGAGCTGCAACAACATCATCGTCAACCAAATTAACATTTACACCATTACCAAACATTAACGTTTCCGTAAAAATATTCTTTAATGTATTAAGAAACGAAGATGATGATAAGGATATTGTTGATTTTAATAATGCAACTATAGAAACAAACTATGGTAACTACTATGGTACAGAAAGAGATATTAAGAGAGCATTTGATTTAACACATGAAGGTTATAAAATCTTCCAAAGATCTTTTGATGCAAGCAATTCTTCAATAGTAAATCTTTCAACAAATATTATATCTTTACCAAATCACTTCTTTGTTACTGGAGAAGAACTAGTTTATACTAACGCAGGTTCTGGAACTACAACAGCAATTGGGATTGCCACCACATCTTTTGTAAGTGTTGGTTCTACTAATAAATTACCATCAAGTGTTTATGCAGTAAAATTAAATAATAATTCAATTAAACTTGCAAGAAGCGCAGAAGATGCCCTAAAATCAGTTCCAGCAACTTTAGATTTTACAAGCGTCGGTATTGGAACCACACATGCATTTACTTCCAAAAATCAAAATGCTAAGGTGATAGTTGCAGTCGATAATCTTATTCAGTCTCCCGTTGTTGCATCTGCAGTAACTACAACCTTAGCAATTAGTGCATTTACATCAGATGATGTGCTATATTTCACAGGAATATCATCATTCTTTGGTGGAGATTTGATTAAAGTTGGTGATGAAATTATGAGGATTGATGGGATTGGTATTGGAAGTACTAATTCAATAAGAGTTCGTAGACCTTGGTTGGGAACTATTGTTGCTGGATATTCAACCGGAACTTTAGTAACTAAAGTACTCGGAAATTATAATATCGTCGATAATACTCTCAATTTTGTTGAAGCTCCATATGGAAATGTGCCAATAGTTACTGATGATCCAGACGAACAAAGTTGGTCAGGAATATCAACTTCATCTAGTTTCCAAGGAAGAAGTTTCTTGAGATCGGGTATACAAAATACAACTAATGAAGCGTATTATAAAAATTATATATTTGATGATGTTTCGTCAAGATTTAATGCTTCTCAGAGAGATTTTACTCTAAAATCAAATAGATCCAATGTAACGGGAATTTCTGCAGAGAATGCTGTCATTTTAATAAATGATGTATTCCAATCTCCAGGATTAACTGCTGCTTATACATTAGTAGAGAATGTTGGAATAACATCAATCAGTTTCGTTGGAACTGCGGTTTCATCTGTATATGATGTAAATACTTCCAATTTGCCTGTTGGTGGTGTTATTGTATCTGTTGGATCGAGAGAAGGACTTGGATATCAACCTTTAGTTTCTGCTGGAGGAACTGCTATAGTATCTGGATTGGGTACTATTTCCTCAATTAGTATTGGAAATAGTGGTTCAGGATATCGAGTTGGTGTTCAAACTGTTAGAGTTGGCGTTGGAACTTCTTCAACAGCAATCCCCAACATTCAATTTATAGGTACAGCAACAGTTTCTAATGGTCGTATTGTTAGTGTTGCAGTAACTAATCCAGGCACTGGATATACTTCAACAAATCCACCATATGTCTTTATTGATGCCCCGCTATCATATTCAAATATTCCATTGATTTATAGTTCTTCATCTGCAAGTGGTGTAGGAACTCAAGCAGTTATTGATATTGTCGTTGGACAAGGATCTAGTGTTATAGATTTTGAGATTAAAAACACTGGATATGGATATGATACCGGGCAAATTTTAACAGTTCCAATTGGCGGACTTGCTGGAATTCCGACTACTTCAGGTTTTAGCGAGTTTCAAATAAGCATCCAAAATACATTTACTGATAAATTTAGTGGATGGTCCATTGGTGAATTGCAATTATTAGACAGTATTGATAATTTGTTCGATGGTGAAAAAATTGTTTTCCCAATCAAATATCAAGGCAATTTAGTTTCTATACTTTCATCAAGGGGCTCAAATATTAGTGTACAAGATTCACTTCTTGTTTTTGTAAATGATGTACTTCAAGTTCCCGGTAAAGGATATATTTTCCCAGGAGGAAGTGCAATAACATTTGCCGAACCCCCAAAAGTTGGTGATGTATCGAAAATTATTTTCTATAGGGGAAGTGGTTCTGTTGATGTTGTTGAAAGAAATATTTTGGAAACTATAAAAATTGGCGATGAATTAACTATTGGGTATGATTCATCTATAGGACAAAATTCAACATTACAGGAAGAACTGAGAACAGTTACAAGTGTAAATGCAACGGATCTTCTCAATACAAATCCCTATTTTGGACCAGGAAATACTGGAGATGAAACATTATTGAGACCGGTTGTTTGGTGTCGTCAAACTGAAGACAAGATTGTTGATGAAAAAGGTATTGGAAAAGATCGCATTCTTTATGAGGCTTCAATTTATCCAACATCTTATCTTATTCAATCTGTCGGAATCGGATCTACGATTGTGTTTGTTCAAAGTATTAGACCTTTCTTTAATCCAATTAATGAGAATAATACTTCATTATCTTTCCAAAAGGATATTACATTAATATCTCAAGATTCTAAAGTTGCAGCAGCCGCAACCGCAGTTGTATCTGCCGCTGGAACAATTTCATCAATTATTCTTTCTGATGGTGGAGTTGGATATACAACTGCACCAACAATAACTATAGAAAATCCTGTTGGACTTGGAACTACTCAAAAAGCAACTGCAGCAACATCAATTACTTCCGGAATTGTTACCACAATTTCAATAACAGACCCAGGAACGGGATATACAGCATCAAATCCACCAGTTGTTTTAATAGAATCTCCCACTTTCCAATTTGAAAATAATACTGTTATTTCTTTTGAGGGTGATTTTGGCATTATTTCTGGAATATCAACAACTTCTGTTGGAGTTGCATCAACCGCAATTGTTTTTGATTTTGTTATTCCAAAAGATTCTTTCCTCAGAAATTCTTCAATAACTGGTGTAACTACTATTAGTGGAATTCAAACTGGTTATTATTTTATTATTAATAATTCTAATGTCGGAAAAGGATTGACCTCGCTCAATTCTTTACGATCAACCGTTGGAGTTGGAACCACCTTCTTGGATAATGTATATCAAGTGGCTGCAGTTTCAATAGCACAGACCTCAGTAACTGGATTTGGTGTTACTTATGTGGCAAAAGTAACAGTAAGCGTTTCTGGTTATAATGGATTGACTGGAATTGGATTTAGTAATTTCTATGGTGAGTATAGTTGGGGTAGGGTTATTCTTGGACCCAGAATTAAAGACAATTCATATAATTCATATACCTTAAATGGATATGCTGGAATTGCTACTGGAGCAATTTTAAAGAGAACCAATCCTTTAAAATACTTAAACTATGTCCCATAAATAGATAAAAACCTCATAAAATGGCAGCAATTATAACTGACCAAATTAGAATATTGAATGCGAAGAACTTTGTGGCAGGTGTTACAAGTTCTTCAAATTCCTATTATTCTTTTATTGGACTACCAAATTCAACTGATTTTCAATCCAATTGGGATGCAAATCCCCCTTCACCAAAAGATAATTTTGATGAAGAAAATAATTATTGGGATACAATGATTGCTTTGAAGAAAATAAATTCAAGTGATGTAAGGCAAGTTGTTCAAAAAAGAATATGGTCATCCGGAACAACTTATGATATGTATCGTCATGACTATAGCAGATCAAATACTGCTAAAGTTTCTGGGGCAACTAATTTATATTCTTCATATTATTATGTTTTGAATAGTGATTATAAGGTTTATATTTGTCTCCAAAATGGGACAAATCCAGAAAATCCGAACGGAAGACCTTCTTTAGATGAACCAACATTCACAGATCTAGAACCAAGGTCTGCTGGATCTAGCGGTGATGGTTATATTTGGAAATATCTTTATACAATTAAGCCAAGTGACATTGTAAAATTTGAATCAACTGATTTTATTCCCGTTCCTTTGGATTGGGAAACTGCTTCGGATAATTCTTCAGTTAGAGATAATGCTATTGATGGGTCAATTAAAATTGTTACTATTACAAATAGGGGAGTTGGGTTAGGCACTGCAAATAGAACATATACAAGGGTGCCAATAAAAGGCGATGGTACGGGCGCAGAGTGTACAATTGTAATCAACAATGATAGAGAGGTAGATTCAGTTACAATTTCAAGTCAAGGATCTGGATATACTTATGGAAATGTTGATTTAGTTTCTGGCGGTGTTCCAACTGGTTCAACTATACCATTATTCAATGTTATTATTTCTCCACAAGGAGGTCATGGATATGACATTTATAGAGAACTTGGCGCATATAATGTCTTTCTCTATTCAAGAATAGAAAATGATGTTGAAAATCCTGATTTTATTACAGGAAATCAAATTGCTAGAGTTGGTATTGTAAAAAATCCCCAGGCATTTGGAGGGTCTTTGTTAAGTTTAGATAAAGCAAGTGCTCTTTCTGCACTCAGATTAACTGGGGCAGGTTATAGTTCCGCAACCTTTACGCCAGATTCTTATATTGTACAAATAGTAGGAACTGGAGTATCTGCAGTTGGTAGAGTTGTGAATTATGATCAAAATACTGGTGTATTAAAATATTGGCAAGATAGAACTTTTGCCGGATTTACTACGGCAGGGATGGGCATCACAAATCCAACTTATGGATTTGATTTGACAGAATTTACAAGTTCTCCATCAACAGGTGGCAGTGTAGTTATATCTGGTGGAAGTATTTCTTTATCGATTAGCACCTCATTTACTGGT